TCGGATAACACGCGAATCTTATCTTCGAGCTTATCGAGTTTGTTTACATCCTCAACGCTTGAACCTGCAGTGTTTGAGCTGAGCTGAGCTTGCATTTGCTCGAATTGAGACGTTGCCACTTGGTATGCAGCCGTTGCCTTTGCCAGCTCCCCATCAACCTGAGAAAGTGACTTGCTGTAATCGTCAAGAGCTGTTTTTGCGTCTTTAGTGGCTTTTGCATGTTCGTAAGCCATTGCCTCGTATTCGCTCATCCCTGCCGTTGAGTGCTCTTCTATCAGGCTTTGTGCCTCCCTTATTGAAGCGTCTGATTCACGCAACCATTTCTGCGCAGCTGTGGCCGCCTCTCCTGCCACATCAGCGTATGATTTCAGCTCTGCAGAGAGTTGTTTTAAGGCTTCGCGCTCAGCCTTCAAACCTGAAGTCCGATTGCGCTTACTTGAACCAGGCCCATCTAGGTTGGCATCGAGTTCCTTTATCTGGTCGTCGTACCATTTCTGCGCAGATACAGCGTCAACACCGTTCTTCTTCATTTCTTCGGCCTGGCGCTTGTACTCAACGACAACACCGTCGTAAACCTCTTTGCTCTTGGCGCCGATCTCACGGTAAATCTGCAGGTAGGATTGGCCGGCACTCTTCAGCTTTTTCGCCTCTTCTTCAAGGTCTTTTGGCGCAGGATTAGGAACGTATTTCGTTTCAGTCTTGTTCGATTCTTTAGCAATGAAATCGTTGAAATTCTGAATCCATCCCTTTGTGGTATTTATGCGCTTATCAAGCTCTGAAAGGTCATCTTTCCCAAAGAGACTTGCCACAAAAGGATTCTTTTGAGTGAATGCCCTTTGCTCTTCAAGTTTTGCGAGTTTCTGCTGCAGATCATCGAGCTGTTTTGCTTCTTCTGTTCCACTGTTCAACTCCCCTGTTGACCAGTTTCTATTCTGCATATCCTGGCCAAGTTTTCGCCAAGATGACTGCATATCAGCATATTTTCTCGGGATTGAACCAAGGTTCAAATCAAACTCTTTGAGTTGAGAGTTTATCACTCCAAGGGATGCGGTTATTCCTGCGGCAACACCACCATTGCGTAGCAGGACATAACCAATAACACCCCATTCAAAGGCGCCAAGGCTAAGGATATCATTGGTCACGTTGTAAACCTGCTCGGCCATGAGGACCGTTTCTTTTATCGCCCTGGCAGAGTCTGAGGCGCCTTGCTGAATATCTTCCCACAGACCGGTTAAATCGTCGCCATGCCTGCTTACCAGGTCAACGAAGTCCTGCAGGTTCTTTCTCGCACTCTCAACCCCTTTGGTATAGCTGTCGCTCCACTCAAGAGTTCGGGTGGATTGATCGATAACCACCAGGCTGTCAGTCATTTCCTTGAGCCCATCGCGGATAGCGAAAAATATGGGCTCTGTGGCTTTTGCGGAAACCTGCTGCATGATATCGACCGTGTTGCTGGCAACACCTTTCCAGGTTGATTGCAACTTTTGTCCGGCGAGCTGATACGCTGATAGCTTGTCCATGAGGTACGCGAACAATCCATCAACATCGCCCTTGTACTTGGCTATATCTTCGTTTCTAACTCCAAGCGCTGTGGCAATACGGGTGTTTTTTTGGCTGATACCACCAGTGAGCATCGATCTCGTTTCTTCGCCCATCTGGTGCAGGAGCATGCCGGTTGTGTCCACGACGCCTGCAGCCTGGACCATGGCCACCGTAAACTGTTCGATCTGGTTTTTGTCGAAACCTTTGGCTAAGGCCACCGGTGCGGTTTCCTGGTAGGCCTTGATCAGCTGTTCGAGTGTTGCCGCCGTCTCGAGGTTAGAGGATTTCAAGCGCTCTATAACCGAATCAGCATCACCCATGGCAGCAATCATGGCTGCATCAGCATTGAGTACCTTGCCGGTAAGCTCGTCTACATATTCACCATTGGTGAGGAAGGCAGAAGAGATGCCAAGCGTGGCTGTTTCAACCGTGCTGTTGAACCTGAACACGGTGTTATCGAGGATACGGCCAACACTGTAAGCTGCCTGCTCGAGCAACAGGAATTTACCTGCAGCCATGGCAATCGAACCGCTCAGCAGGTCGATGCGCTGTGCGCCGGTGGCGCCAACAGAATCCAAGGCCGCATCAGCCCTGCGAGCAGAGCCAACTATTTCATCCATCTTGGCAGATGTGATTCCAAACTGCCGGCCAAGATCGCGAAGCTCTTCTTCAGTGAGATTGAGCTGAGTGGAAAGACTTCTCAGGGCATTGACTTGCGCATTGATGCCAGCGGACGCACGCAACCGCTTCTGCAGCTCTTCAAACTGCTCGTCGGTCATCTTGGTATGCTTGCGCAGCTCGTCAAGCTGAGTCCCGAGCCCATCGAAAACAGAATCCGCGGCCTTCGCGCTTGATGTGAGTGTGGTCAAATTCGCAGCGAACGCCTGCGCCTCTTGCCCCATTGAATTGAGCAATCCAGACTGCGCACCCTGCGATAACGTGGTGAGAGAATTGATTTTTGGCAGGCTGGCTATGGTCTGCGCAAAGGTCTTTGCTTCTTCCTTGGCCCCGAGCAGTGAATTTTGAACCTTCTTGATCTGCTCGGCATTCAACCCCATGGCCTGCCCGAACTGTTCAACCTCTTCCCGTGACATATCAGCTGCAGACGCCAAGGCGCGGAACGCCTCTGTTTTGGCATTCTCTGCGGTCACATCTGCGATGCGGTTCTTGAGTCGGACGAACTGCTCAGCGGTCATCCCGACCTTGCCGGCCAACTCGGTTACGTCAACGCCAACCAGGTTGAAAGCTGATCTAGATGCCGCTGCAGCATCTGTGATGGTAACGATGTTCCTGGCGAACGAATCGACATTCCCACCCATTTGACCGTTGAGCGATGTTCCTGCCGCGGTTGCCAATGAGGTATAGTTCGGCAACTTGGGTAGATTTGCTATCCGTTCAGAAAAGCTCTTCGCCTCTTCTTTTGCGCCGTGAAGCGCGGTGGCCACCCGGTCGATACCTTCCGACTGCAACCCCATGGTACGGCCAAGATCGCCAATCTCTTCCCGGGTAAGCCTGGCAGCCGTTGCGATAGCTCGAAGTGCTTTTTCCTGAGCCTCTTCGCCGGCAACAGATGCAGCTCTATTTTTCAGCTCCTGCAGTTGCTTGACGCTTAGTCCTGTCTTTGCCGTAAACTCTGCAATATCGATCTCGAGCGCTTTGAACGATTCCTTGGCCACGTCGGATGCGGTTGCAGCCGAAAGGATTTCCCTGGAAAACGCCTCAACCGTGGAAACCATATTCCCGCTGATCGCGTTTTCTGAAATTTTAGGCAGGGAAATATAGTTCTTGATATCAGGCAGCTTGGCAACAGTCTCAGCGAAAGACTTTACCCGAGTCTCGGCGCCATGGATCGAGGTTGAAACTCGATCAATTGAGCCTTCGGATAATTTGAACTGATTCCCAAGTTCCTTGATTTCTTCCCTGGAAAGTTTCAGGGATGAGGAAATGCGCTTGAGCGCGTTCTCCTGAGCGCTTGCCGTCTGAGTCTGCAGGAGACGCGATTGTAACGAGGCGAACTCTTTTTCAGTGAGCCCGGTGATGGAGTTGAGTTCTTTAAGATCGACGCCGATCTTTCCAAAGACCTCATGAGCTACATTTGAAGCGCGGTTAAGCGTGCCTAAATTGGCAACAAGAGAATTTATGCTGCTGCTTACTTTCGACGGATTAAGGGCATTATTCAGGGCATTGCTGATACCGGTCGCCTGCTCTGAAACAATATCTTTCGCGCGCCTGATATCCTTCTGCAGCTGTGAGTAATCACCCTTGATTTCAACGTAAATTCCTGGAAGGCTTGTGTCGGACACGATTAACCCCTTTGCTGCAATGATCTGATACGTTGCTCTGCATACGCACGGCCACGCTCAAGCGCAGGCCGCATAAACGGGTGGGGAGGAACGCGCTCTCCTGTTCGTCTTCCCCATAGAACTTTTACATGGCCGAACTCGACCAGGTGCGCATGAAATCCACGCGCCCTGGTCGCACCTGATATCCTGTTCCTTCCGGTGGCCTTGACGATGTATCCACCACGTTCAAATTTCGATTTACGCATGCCTATAGACTTGCGCAGGTTACCGGTTCGATCTATGAATGCCGCCGTCTTCTGAGCATCATCGCGAACGGTTATGGCTATGTCTCGCAACAGGTCATTGATTACAGATTCATTTTGCGCAAACTGCTTTGCAAATCCTTCATCAATGTTGGCGACTGCCACTGAACCGACCGGAACAACCATTTTGACTACTCCCTGGAACGCATGGCAATCAGTGCCGCACGTTCCATTATTCGCACGTTGTCGAACACTTCAGGCTGTTCGTGCTCATCGATATTTCTGATCTTGAAAATAATGGGGAACACGTTGTAATCGAGCCCTACAGCCCCACCCATGCCCCCAACTCGCCATTGAGTAAGCATATCCATGAACACCAGAACGCTGTTCTCGTTATCCGGGTAAACGTCCGTGTCCTTGTGGCAAAACTGTTCTGATTCCTCCAAGAACTCGATTGGCATTCCCAACCGTTCTGCAGCCTCGCTTTTCCCCTTATCGTCGTCGCCATTAACGAGGTAAATGGCGACGTTTTTCAGTTTTTTACTTTGGAGACAAAAAGCTCTTTGGCATAGGCCCTGACGATTTCCTCGCCAGCCGTCGGTAAAGTGTCAAGCAACGTATTGAGGTTTTCAACCGTGTACGGCTCCTCGAACTCTCCCCCCCACGATTCGATGATTTCTGGTAGTGATTCTGCATAGGATTTATCCTTTTTGCTGATCTCTCCGGCCCATGCAAGGTAGTCTTCCCGGCACTTATACCGGAACGTGATTTTCCCCACTTCAGGGGTAGGTTTTCCAGGGATGGAAAGGGAAACGTCGATGGTGAAGGTTGGATTCGGTGTAATCTTGATCATTGGTCCCTCGGTATTGTTGTGGTTGAAGTTGGTGAAATGCCTGGCCGCCAACATGCATATCGACGACCAGGCCGCCGGTGGGACCGGCGCATTCAGTTAAAAATAAGTGGATCAGGAGGAATAGAACGAAGGTCTGGTATTCATGGTAAACAGCGCAGTTGTCGTAACGACGCCCTGCGCCTGGCCACCAGGCAAACCGCTAAACCCGACGTAACCGGCAAACACCATGATCTTTCCACCGGAACCAAACTGAAATTTGAAGGCGCGTTTTGCCTGCACATCAGCTGCTTGCATCATGGCGGCCTGGCCTTCGTTGGTAGCGTCCCAAATGTGATCCATGGAGTAGGAAATGGCATTGGTCATACCGGGCATTTCCTTCTTCATATCGTCGTGGATGGTGGTTACGTCAATACGGTCTATATCTCCACCGGATGCATTGATATTTGTCGCCGTGGTGATACTGGAACCAAAGGTAATAACCTGTGCGGTTCCACTGGTGAAGTCTTTGAAAAGGGTGGTGTTGATCCCCTCAAGCTCGAATGTGTCGCTGGTTACATTGGCAACCCTGACAACCTTCTCGTTGAGCTGTGACATTCCGGCAACTTCAAGGTAAACAAATTCACCGTTGGTAAAGCCATGCGCAGTTGATGTTACAACACCAGGATTTGCTTTCGTGATTTGAGTGATTGTCTTTGCAGCTGCAATAGCACTCTGCATATCAACAATTACGTTTTTCCAGACAATAGCGTCTGCCATTTTCCTCTCCTTTCTGTCATCTCGACAGTAAGTTGATTGTTTCCGGCCCTGTCATCTCGACGGTCCTTTCGTTTCGCCTGCAGATTAAAAAACAGGCCGATCTATATGCTAAACACCATCAAGTTACAAATCCCATACTTGCCACTCAGTGATGTATTGATGTGATTTATCTTTTTCGCTGTACTGGCCATTCATTTCCGAGATAGGTGTTCCTTCGAGCACTGATCCAATAATTGCATCGAACATTACACCTTTGGCAATTCCCTCTGCATGTTCAGGAGAACGGGCAAAAACTTCAACCTGGTAATTCTTTTTCGTTGCCGCAACCCCACCATGCAGCAGGTTTATAGGCATTCCGACGATCTCGTAAAATACGATGTACGGCAAAACAACCGTCTCGCTCGGATTGAACGAATTGAAGCACCCACCGGCAACAAGTGGGGAAAGGATTGATTTCAAGGTGGTAGCGGTTGACATTATCCCTCGTTCACCCCTGTTTTGGTCAAAATCTCCAATTCACGCACGTTGCCGCCAATATCAATCGGTTCACCCACGATATCGTGTATTTTACCTTTCCAGACGATTCGCATACCACCGGTGATATCGTCGCGGAAATTGATATAGAACCGAACCGTGGCCTCGCTATGCTCAGCGCTTGCCGCGATCAGGTCACGGCCTGAGATTGAATTTCGATTTGCCCATACCCTTCCACGTTCGATATTTTCCCAATTGAAGGTATCACCACCAAATTCATCCTTGGCGGCAACCTTTCTCTGGATATCGATGATATGCCGGTAATACCCTTGCCTGCTGCTCATCAAATCCTCTTGAGCGCTGCCATTGAAAACCAGTAGCTCGACGCCTTGCCGAAATCAGCGGTCCCATATCGAAGATCGCGGATTAAAAGGATCATGCCTCGAATGATCTCTTCCGGCCTTTCACCCAAGAAAAGCGTGCCCGAGCTTGATGAAGAGGTGAGGTTGATTGGTTGCCCACCTATCGTCTCGGAAAGCTGCAACGACGATTCGGTGGAGTTGACGATGAAATAATCTGTCCTGATAACCAAACCACCAGGCAGGCCGCCACCGGTCACGGAAACGCGCACAACGTCTCCATCAATGAACGGGTGATTTTTTGCCGTGATGGTGTTGGTATCAGCATCAGCAGTGCATGGGACCAGCTCGCCGGCCCAAAACCGGATGTGGATAGGATTGTTCGGGCGAAGTTCCTCTTCCGGCCATGAAACATTGTCGTTCATAACGATACGGCCATACACCGAATCCTTATCAACCGTGTACTCCGTAAATTCTCGCAATTCCCCATCAACATCGGTGTATCGCAGGAAATCGACCTTGCGTAGCATTGCCTTTGGAATGTCGATACAATCACCAATAGGCCACGCCTCAAGGTACATATCGAATCCCTGCAGCACGATTGGCCGCCAAGTCTCTTCTTCGGCTGCCATGCGTGCCGCCGTGATAAGGCTTGGCAAGGTTCCGTCCTCGGTGGTGTCCTGCTCAGCCGTGGCAATATCAACAGCCATTTGCAGCTGAATTTTTGCTTCAACCAGGCTGATCGGTTCCGCTGCCGGTGGGGAATATTGCGAGTATATAGGAGTCATCGATTACCCGTTATGCCGCTTCTTCAGGAGAAATGAGCTGTGATGCGAGCAGCAAACCCTCGTTTGCGTCGGGCTTGATCCTGCCGTTGTAACGAATCGCTGTGATTCCGAGAATTACCGCATTCTGCGCTGCAGGTGTAATGTTGCACTGTACGAATTGCTCTTGCGGCTTGTACACATCAACCGCAATGGCAGACTTGGCCAAGGCCGCTCCTGCAGCGTCCACGGTATAGGTGGATGTTCCATCAAGCTCAGCCATACCGACTGCAGAGCTGATAACATTCTGGTCAACGGTGACGTTTACGGTGCCGGCCTCGATCAGTGTCCCGAGTTCAGCGATAA